CAGGCATAAAGGCCGCCCTGGGTCGGACCGCTCAGCGGTGGAAGGGGAGCAGTGACGTGGACGTTCGGAAGCGCGCCGAGGGTGAACCCACCGACACAGAGGTTCCGCCACCAATCCGCGTACCGGCTTTCGACTACGGCGCGGCCCCAGTAGGCATGGATCAGGTGATCCCCGGTGAAGATCGCCAAATGTTTGGGACCGGCACCGGACGCCATCTCAAAGCCGAGGATTGCGCCGACCGTGGGCGCATTAAGCTTGAAGTACCGCTGGTCGAACATGCGACCGCCGGTCAGCTTGCAGGCCGCCGTCAAGAGGTTGTGGTCACGTACACCCCAGTCAGGGTAATAGGCCGGCGCTTTGTGGATTAGGTGACCTAATCCGGCCACCCCGAGCACAAGCCCGAGGGCGTCACAGCCGAAGTTCTTGCGGGCATGTCGGTGTCGGTACGGGGTGTTGATCCAGGCCCGGGCTTCGCGAACGATCGCGGGCTCGGGGTGAGGGTCATAAGCCATAGTTTGCAGACTCCTTTCTTGTAGCCAGCACGAATAGTTCTTCGGCTTGTCTTGGTGAGAACATGCCGGAGTACATATTCAGAATGTCGGCGGGGGCTTTTACTTTGCCGAGATCAATCTTTTCTCGGATTATTTCGACGGTGTCCTCGTCGAATACTGCCAGTTCCTGGGCCTGAACAAGCGCCGTATCGGGTTCGCGCGGACCGGTCTTCTGCCGATGCGCGTAAGCGAACATCTCATAGTGCGCCGGGTTCACGCAGAGCGGGTTCCCACAACCGTTGCGGAAGCGGGTGTTTTCACCGATCGCGTGCCCGGAAAGGACACCGGCGACTAGGCGGACGGCGGAATAGGTCGTGCCCCGGTCCGCCAAGGTCGGGAGCGGACGAAGTCGTCCGGGCCACTGGACGCAAGGCGCGGTCGGATCGCGGGCGAGACTGGCCGTCCAGGTCTCAACCGGACCAAGGCTTGAGGCGAGCTTGTCCACAAGGCGCGGGTCCAAAGGACCGCCGACGTCGACCGCCGGCGCAGGTTCGAGCGCGGTCGTGGATTTTGGCCTGGACCTGCCACGGGGTGTGAACGTGTGGTGATGGGGGCTGACACACCGCGGGTTGCCGCAGGTTTTGCGCAGCCGCGCCGAGGCTGGAACTTCCGCGCCCGTGAGCCTGGAAATGATGATGCGCGCGACGGAGTAGTCGGTCCCGCGGACGCGGATCACAGGGGTCGCGGTCAAAACGCGTCCGGTCCACTCAACACAGGGTTGTGACGGATCGGGCTTATAGACGTCCGGCAGCTGGAGGCCCTCGACCATCGAGAGCCCCCTAAAGATCCGAAACCAGAGCTTTCGGTCTTCGTGGAGGGGTGTGCTTGTGCTCATACCCGGACCCTACGGATCACGGGGGGCGGCACAATATCCGACCTCGATTAGACTATGGTCTAGTCTTTGGTTTTTGGATTATACCATAGACTAGAAGCCCTTGGGGCTGGTAGTAGAGCTGGTAGTAGCTACTACCTGATTTGGGTGGTAATAGTCCAACAGCCGCTAGACTATGGTCTAGCGTCAAGCTCATAAGAGCGCTGGATCGCGGGCTGTGTGGCGTGGGGTGTATGGTCTGGGACGGCGATGGGTAACTAAGTGCAGAAAAGTGCAGAACCACCACTTTTTCGAGCTTCCAATTTTAAGATACTTATTCTTATTCTTTATTATAGTCTAGTTTCCAAGTCAGAAGAAAAAGAAGAGAAATCAAATACCATGGTGGTTAGCGAAGAGGCGATGAACACTTCCGGCCCATGCGGCCCAAGGACTTGCGCCCAGGGCCCACACTCGAGCCCCCTCCCCTCTTTTACCCCGGTCCGCTACCTGGTAGCGATTCAACCACACCCACGGCGATCTACTAAACCCTGGTCAAGAAGGCATCTCCGGACCGGAAGCCCGCAGCGCGACAAAGGCGTTTCTTCTCGCCCAGCGCCGCGTGGAAAGACCCGGCCTCGATGCGCCACAAGACATGATCCGTCTTTCGGTCGACTACAAGCCAAAATTTATTAGAACCATCTCTAAAGGGTCTGGGCGCGGGGCGAGGCGTTGGAATATCAGGGATTTCGCGACTAACGCGAACCCAGCACCCCGACGCCGGGTCAAACTCCCGCTCGCCAGGTTCACGGTCCAAGCGCGGACTAGTCCACCAACTTGGCTTGTCGTGCCGCTGTCGGCAGTGCCCGGCCCACCCTGGATCGCCCAGGCTCGGGGGCTCGCCGTCAAGGTACACTCGCAACCGCGTCATAAATCGCCTCCTATAGGGTCTGTGTGCGTAACTTAGGGGCCTCCGCTACACGGGTAGCGGACAGGCCCTAAAACTTACCAGTGAGCCCCTAATGCGTTTTTAGACGCATCGAGACTTTCGGTCACCGCGACTAGCTCCAAGAGCTGTGAGAGGGCAGGGTCCACCCGCCTGGCGACGTCGCGCAGGATCGCAACCTTGGCGTGTGGATCGCGGGCATAAAGCGCGGCGATGAGATCATCGGCAATCGGCGCAAACCTCGCCTCCGGGAGGTTTGCGACTAGCGTGGTCAAGTCCATCGGGTCGCTCCAAAAGAACGGCGGCCCGCGACTTTGGATCGCGGGCCGCAAGGCGGGTTGAGGAACGGAATTAGGCGACCTAATTCTTGGATCGCCGACGGCGCGGCGGCGTAGCCTTTGCGGGTCGCACCGGCGGATAATAACCCGCGATGTCCATCAGGCCGGAGATGGACTCCGGCATCTTCACGCGACCCGCGTTCAGGTTAACTTGGAACGCGCACAATTTGGCGATCATCCATTGACCCTCGACTAGGTCAACGTGCTTATCGCGCTCGATTTGATTGATAACCTTCATGACTTTTTCGTGCATACCTTGTTCCTTTCATGGATCGGGGGCAGAATTAGGCGACCTAATTCTTGGATCGCGGACATTGCAGCGACTACGGATCGCGGCAAGTATTCGCGAAGTAAAGCGTAATAATTAGGCGATTTAATTCAGTGCGCCGCGACTAGGCCCTAGGCCCTAGAATTAGGTGGCCTAATTCCGAAGGGCGTGGAGCATTGGTTAATGAGCCGTTAACCTTGGTTAATGGCCGATTAACGAATGCCTGGTGCGAGGGGGGCTTAGGGCCTAGGCGAGGGGAAGGCCTCGCCTAGGCCCCGTCGCCTCGTTTCAGCGAGTGAGGGCCTTGCGCGCGGATTGCGCCTTGGCGGACTTCTGGCTTGCGGCGAACGGCGCGAGGGCCAAGGCGAGGGCTTCAAGGGCCTTCGCCGCGATTTGGGCCTCTTCAGCCGTTACGCCTTGATCCGGTTGCGCGCTGGAGAGGTACGCCAGCCGTTCAATCGCGTGCTTGCTCATAGTCGCCGCCTCGCTGGCGTTTAGCGAACCGTAGGGGATTTGGCCCAACGCTTGGCCCAAGGCCGGGCCCTTGCGCGGCTTGTGTTGCGCCTCGCCATTGGCTTCCCGCTCCGCCTTGCGAGCTTGGGCCCGCTCAATGGCGATCGCATGCGGATTGACGCCGCGCGCATAGGCGATGGCTTGAGCGATAAGCGCCGCGTCCGTGTCGTGTGCATCCGCCTCGCGCCCGTCAGCGAACCGCGCGGCGTGCGCGTCAAGCGCCGCCTTGACGGCCGAGCGCATATAGTCGCCGCTTTGCCCGGGGCCCATGGCGTCAGCGAGGGCCTTGCGCTCTTCACCCGACTGGCGGCGACGCACATACGCCGCAAGCGCCGCGGCGAGGTGCGCTTGCGCCGTTGTTAGCTTCGCCCGTTCAACGTCAAGCGCAAGCGCTTGCGTGGTGGCGATCAATTCGGCAAGCGACCGAAAGGCCGGGGGCGCGGCGACGTCGCCTTGCAGATAGGCGCGAAGGCCGCGAACCTTGCGGCCGATAGTGCTGTTTTCGGTTTTGGCGTTGGCGTTTTCGTCCGTGTTCGGAGCAATAAGCGCGGGTTGCTGTTTGCGTGACATGTGAGCGTCCTTTCTGTGTTGGGCCTCTTTTGGGCCTCAAAGCACACTAGACCATGTTCTAGTTAAAAAAAGCCTATTCCCTGTAGCGGTGTGATCACAAAAGTTTGAAACAACGCGGCAAGCAATCAACTAAAGGGGGATACCTTTTTTGTTATAATACTGTCCGACGGCGGCGCATTTACTTGCACATCCCGGCGGACAGCATTTTTTGATTTTTAAGTACTAGTACACGACCACTTTTTCCCGTCCCAAGACCACATCTCCCGAAACCGGTAGAAGTCACCCCAGACCCGCATGTCCACCTTCACGCCCTCGCCCCGATGGCTCTCGCAAGTGTGACGTTCAAGTAGGTAACCGCTTCTCCGCCCCCCGGGATTTTGATCTTCTGCACCCCGAACCCCAGCTCCGACGCCAATTCCTGCATCCGGATCTGGAAATTGACTAATGAAACAGGCTGTGCACGCGCCTCCGTTTTGCAAAAACCCCAATACGCGGCGTGAAGGTCGGTAGCCGTGATGGACTTCGGGCTCTTCGATAAGGCTGGAGGGCTCCCGATCTGTACCCCTCCAGCCAACAGAAAATGCCGGACGCTGTTGTTCAGCTCGGCCATCTTATCAGCCAAGGCCCTGTGCGACTGAGGCAGGGTATAGCCGTTGCGTGACTTGAGCCGTGGCATACACGACACCGCCCAAGCTACGATCTGCTCGCGCTCTGCGGCCAAGATCTTGGCGGCCAGACCCTGCACGCGCTCCGCCGGTGGCACAGCTTTGTTGAACGTCAGGAACAACCACCGCCGGGTGAACCCAGCGGAACTGTCCCGCGACCGCGGCAAGTGGTTGCTCGAGAACCAATGCGCGCATCGCGGCCGGAACTTGAAGATATCCCGGCCCTTATACTGACCATCCAGTTCGTGCCCGTCGATGATCTGCTTGAACCGATCGCCGGGGATCAGTTCGTGCTCGGACAACTCACCGCAGAAATTGATCAGCTTGCCCATCATCTGGGTCGGGAGGAACTTGTCGCTCCAATCATGCGGCCGAACAACGCTCGTCATGTCCTGGGTCACCAGGCCCAGGACGATGTCGATCAGCACTGACTTGCCACTGTGGGGCACACCGAAGGCGCAGATCGCCCTCTGATACTCCGGCGCAAGACCGAACAACGTCACGGCGATCGCTTCCCGCACCGCCTGGACCTTTTCCTCGTAATCCAGGTCTTCACCCCAGCACGAGTGCAGGAAACTCAGCCACATCTGCGGCGCGATCGTCTCATCCGGCGTGTGATAGAGGTAGGGGAGCGTGTAAGTCGCCCCGAACTCAGGTGCGTGGGCCCGCAACACCAGATCTTCCGTCACGAAACCGTTGGCGAAGTTCAACCCGACCACGTCCAAGGTTTTCATAGGTCCCGAAGCCAAGGCCGAGGCGATCTTACGGATACCCGTGTGGTCAGAATACCGTCGCGCTGCCGGGAGGTGGCCGAACTCAGTCGCGATCGTCTCCATCAGGCGGTGTTCTTCGATTTTACCCCAGTGTGAGCCCTTCCACTGCCACATCTGGTCGCCGTAAAAGCGCACCGGCCCGAAGTGCTGCAGCTCCTCGATCAGTTTCTTCGCGATCTCGGTGTGGTCGGTGCCCTCGACACTGCCGGACGTCAACTCATCGACACGCTTACGCAGGGTCGTGACCGTCATGGTCCGGCCAGAGGTCTGCGAAATGTACTGGAAGACCTCTTCCCGGGCGACGACAGACAAGTTCGGGCTCCGCGCAATGCGCAAAAGCACCTCTTCGATGCGTTGCCGGCGTTCGGCTGTCCCTCGATCGTACTTCTGGAAGCACTCCTGCAGGTGATTGATCAGCTTCGTGGCATCCCATTCCTCGTTGTCGCTCAGTTCGGCGATCACAGACTGGTTGGCCTGGCTCTCCCCGCTGACCGTCGCCGGCAGCAGGCCGTCATCCCAGCCCTTGGGAAGGCCCTTGTTCTTCTCATGCACCTCGCGACGAATGAAATCGACGATCCGCTGGTGACCCTTGGCCACGTCCAACGGATCGCCAGCGACCTGCTGGACGTAGTTCTTGGCCCAAGTCGACATCTCATCGAACGCTTCCTGCAGCGTCCGGTGACCCTTCAACACATCCCGGGCCAACAAACCGGCCAGAGCGACCATCGAGTTGTCCCGCGCACCGGCGGCGACCCACTCGGTCCCCTTCACGGCACTGTCCGACCCCAGCTCAACACCGATCGAAACCAACCCCTGGCGCAGGATCGTCTCAATGTCGGTGCTCATCGGCCGAACCTGGTCCAAGACCTCCCACAGATTGGTGTTTGCCTCATAGGCGACACCGGTGTCGGGGTGGATCGACGGCGGCAACACCATCTGCCGGCCCTTCGACAGACACTCCACGATCATCTGGCCCTTGGCGTCCTTGATCTGGAAGGTCCGGTGCTCGTTCCAGCGGTAAACGAAGATGGCCCCCTTCTTGCCGCGGCGCACCCACGGCGTCGGCGGCAGCAAATCCTCGATCAGACGTCGAATTTTCGGGTCATCTGTGTCCAAATCGATGGCCACGAGGCGCGAAGCCGGACCCAAAGCCAGGCCCAAGTTGAAGTTTCCGCCGTTCATGTCCTCGGAAAGCCAGGTAACCATCTGGTCCTGGCTCGGCATATTGGCGCAAAAGGCCTGCCATCCGTTCGGTCGAGGGTTCTTTTTCCGGGCCCAAAGGGGGATCGCAGGCAGTCCGGCGGCCCAGTATTTGGGCGCAAAATCGGTGAAAAGGCTCATAATTGGCTCTTTTTCTCAGTTTTGGGCGGGATTTTCGACGATTTCGCCCAGTTTTTGGACGAAAACCGTGCGCTGAGACGGCTCGAGGACGTTGTCCATCAGCTCGAGAACCACACGGCGAAACTTGCTGATTTGACGCATGTTCACGGTCCGAGCCATCAGGTCAGTCAGCCGTTCGAGGACCGACACCTGGGCCTTCATCCACTGGATCTTGTCCTTGGCGTCGATGTTTGAGATGTCTTCGCCCATGTCCTTCAGCGTGTCGTAGACACTGGTCAGCTCGATTAGCAGATCGTCGGCGTCGTCCAATTTGCGAGCCGCTGGGGCGGCGGCGACGCCGGATACGAGCAGCTGACGCAGTTCGTCCCTAACGCTCTGGGGATAAGGGCATTCGGCTCTGGACAAATAATCCGGATCCAGAGCAAGTTGGGACTGCAAAACCCGGAGCGGCGTGAGATCCGCACCGGTGATCGGTGGATAGTACGGCGTGTTCATGCCGGCACTCTGGCCGATGGTAGTACAAAGCGAAAGACACTCGTCGGCCACTTCTCAAACAAGACTGTGGTCTAATGGCATTGACTCTAAAACCTAGTCTTTTGACGGTGCGGGCTTGACTTCAGCCTTGGTTTCGGCCTGCTCGGCACATGAGCAACGAGCTTCTCGAGGACTTCCTTCGACTTTGCCGCACTCGATACCCGGTCGACGGCAACGATATGTCGTACTCGGAGTGGATTTCGACTAACACGTCAGACCCTCGAAACCCCGCACGCCGCTTCAGTTTTGAGGGTTACGAGTTCCAACGCGCGATCATCGACGACCTGACCCGGGACAAGGCGGTGATCAAGCCTAGCCAGGTGGGGCTCACGGAGATCCAGATCCGCCAGGCCTTCGCCTTCTTGGCCCGTAACCGCGGCACCAGCCTGATCTTCAGCCTCCCTAACGACAAGATGTACGAGCGGGTGTCGAAGACGCGTATCAAGCCGCTAATCCAGCGTGAAAAGGTCTTTAACCAAGTTAGTACCGGTGTGGAGAAACCGACGCGCACGATGGGGCTGTACGAGATCGGCAACAGCTTCGCCTACATCACCGGTATGACAGAAGGGGACGCCACCTCGATCCCCGCAGACTTCCTCAGCCACGACGAACTGGACCTCAGCGATCAGGCCATGATCGGCCTGTACCAATCGCGGCTCCAGAACAGCCGGTGGAAGCTGACGCACAAGTTCTCGACCCCGACCCACCCGAAGTACGGCATCGACGCGGCCTACCACGTCGGGGACCAGAAAGAGTACATGCTCCGCTGCCAGTGCTGCGGTCACTGGCAGGTTCCCCTCTTCAACCTCAAGCACGTCCACTTGGTCGGCTATGACGGGCCCGATGACCTCCTCAACATGTCGGTTGAGGTGAACGAGCGCATCGATCTCGACGCCAGCTACGTGAAGTGTGAGCGCTGCCACAAGCAGCTCGATCTTCTGAACCCGGGTCTGCGCGAATGGGTTTCTCGCCACCCCGGCCGCCGGGTGTCCAGCTACAGGGTTCGACCCTTTGCAACCTGGTCTTTGAACCTGCGCTATCTAATAGAACAACAACAAAAGGCAATGTTGATTGACGCACCCGGCGCGATCAGTAAGTTCGCGAACACGGCTTTGGGTGAGCCACACACGGACGGATCCAACCAACTCATTGACAGTGTCGTTCGTCGCGTGCTCGGTTCACCACAGAGACCTGAAATTGGGTCGCAAGTTCCTGTCGCCATCGGCATCGACGTTGGTCGCGTCTGCCACCTTACCCTGGGTCCGCTTGTCGGCGACCAGGTCCATCCGGTGCTGATGGAAATCGTGCCGGCCGAGGGCGATCACGGCATCGTGGCCCGGGTCAAAGAGCTGAAGGAGCGGTACAACATCGTCTGCGGGGCGATGGACCGTTATCCCTACACACCGACGACGAATGAGGTCTTCGCTGTATCAGGCGGGAAGATCGTCCCCACCGCCTACCACGTCGGACGTCTTGTCGACTTGGTCTACGACGAGTTCGGACAGATCAACTACGCCAAGGTCAACCGAACCCAGGTCATCGACAACGTCGTCCGGCGCATTCAACGTGAGGCCTACAAGATCGAGGGCTACGGGGATATGGCCGAGATCGTGATTCAGCACCTGTGCGGCATGGTGCGGATCGAAATCGAAGAGGATCAACCCCGGTGGGAGAAGCTCCCTCACGGCGCGGATCACTTCCTCCACTCACTGGCCCTGATGAGCATTTCTCCGCGCATCATGGACGTGGTCCGGCTTAAAGACCAGGATCAAGAGACGAGAACCCAGGTCGGCATCTTGCAAGTGATGCCAAGATCTGCATCGGTGGGCGGTGATGTATTGTTTGGCCACGGCCGCCACCGAGTCTTGGGTTAGCATAGATGGCTGTTCCTGATTTCTTTGCGGGTCTAGCCCGCGTCGGTCGGGGTGTTGCACGGGCCGTGACGTCGTTCACGCAGACCTTTAACCCGTCGGCGACTGGGACGGTCCTGGCAGCTCCCACGTATCGGGATCATCTGCAGGATCTGCTGACCGTTCGGCAGGGGCAGTCGTCGAACGAGATCCTGTCCTTCCTCTTCAAGAACGATCCGGACGTCTCAGCCGCCGTCGCCAGCTACCTGACCCTGGCAGACACGCCTGTCCGCTTCCTGGTCTATGACGCGGAAGGGCAGATCGACCCTGCGGCGACCGCCGAACTTCATAAGATCGTCCGGGCCCTGACGACGCCGACTGACTACACACGCGGGTTTCAGGCGATCCCAGATCTGAAGCGCCTCTGCCAAGAGCTGCGCTACATGGTGCTGCTTCGCGGAGCCGTCGGCGGCGAGCTTATTCTGGGTCGGAACTTCGTTCCTGAACGGCTGCAGCTTGTCGACATGGTCTCGATCGAGTGGTTCGAGCCGACTGCCGGTGTGTTCAAGCCCCGGCAGCGTGCCCGGTCCACGGGCCAGTTCATTGACCTGGACATTCCGAACTTCTTCGTGAGCTACCACCGGCGTGACCCCACCCGGGTCTATTCCGAGAGCGACTTCGTGTCGGCGATCAACACGATTGCGGCGCGAACCCAGGTCCTCAACGACCTCTACCGGATCATGCGGATGACCGGTTTTCCGCGCATCGATGTCGAGGTTCTTGAGGAAGTCGTGCGCAAGAACATGCCCTCGAACGTGGCCGCCGATCCGGACCTGGCGAAGGGGTGGTTGTCGGCCCGCCTGCAGGAGATCGGGGACCAGGTTGCCAACCTTCGCGCAGACCAGCCGATCTTCCACTTCGACAGCGTCAAGCTGAGCATCCTGAACGAGGACAATCCTGCCTCGGGCCTAAAGATCGCCGAAGTGATCGAGGCTCTGAACAGCATGAACCAGGCCGGCCTGAAGTCCATGGCGACGATCCTGGGCCGCGCCAAGTCCGGCACGAACACCGCGTCGGTTGAGGCTCGCATCGCGGCGATGAACGCCGACCAGCTCAACCGTCCGGTGGCGGAGCTTCTCGGCCGGGTCTTCACCTTCCTGCTGAACCTCTACGGGATCGCCGGCTTTGTGGAGGCCGAGTTCGAACCCGCAGAACTTCGGCCGCACCTGGAACTCGAGCCGCAGCGTGTGATGCGCGCCGCGCGGCTGCGTGAGGACCTTAGCCTCGGCATCATCACTGACGCCGAGTACCACCTTATGATGTACGGCCGGCTCCCGCCGGCGGGATCGCCGCAACTCAGCGGCACCAATTTCATGGAGAACACCCGCACGTCGGTGGACGCGGAAGGGGTGACCCCGAACGGCGACCCTCTTGGCCGGTCGGTCGCTCCCGAAGGCGGCACCCGACAAGCGAGATCGAACGCGACCCGCTCACAACGGCAGACGCGTGCCGCGCTTGAGCTGCTCGACGCGGCCTAGTCCGCAATTATCAGCAAAAATCTGCAAAGATCAGCGTTGCGCCAAAATAGCTGGCTGCTGCTTATCACCCATGTAAGTGGGTGAACAAATGAAGCGCATCCCAGTCACTGAGAGTATTCGGCAAAGAATGGTCGCGTCATTCGGCGCGGAGGCCAATCTCGACACTCTGGTCGTCTATGAGGCGATCGCAGCAAACCAGATGCCTCTGCGTAGAAACCGCGGTCTTTACAAGGGCGCACGTTTCACACCCGGGATGATGCGCGAGATGGCCGCAGCAGTTGCTGCGGAGTCTGTGCCTCTTCAACTTCAACACAACACCGAACCGTTGCCGGTTGGCCGGGTCTTCGCCGCTGAGGTCTACGACGACGAGCTGCGGACCTTGTTTGCCGTTAACCAAGAAACTCAGCCCGCGCTGATCTCCGATCTGGACGCCGGTGTCGTCGATCAAGTGTCGGTGGGCATCCTCCCCTCTCGCCTTCTCTGCTCCGAGTGTGGCTGGGATTACATGGGGGAAGGGGCGACTTTCGAGAACTTCTGGACCCACACCTGCGCCAACGGACACACCGTCGGTGAAGATGCTGTCTTCGTCTGGATGGCGGCCCTCGAGACCTTCATGGAGCAATCCCTGGTCGGTAAGGGCGCAGTCCGCGGTCCGAAGATCGTGGCTCCTTCCGAAAGCCAATTTGCCAAGTCGACCACAGTCCGCCGGCTCGCTGCCTCCGCGGAACAAGCCGGGCTGTTTGTCTGCTCCGGCATCCCTGAGCCCTCACGTAAGGAGAACAAAAACGTGGACATGGAAAAGTTCCTGGCGCAGCTGACCGCTTCTGCCTCGGAAGCTGCTACCGCCAAGGCTCAGCTGGCTGTCTTGACGGCCCAGTTGGGTGACCGGGAAGCGACGATCGCGACCCTTCAGGCCCGGGTGACCGAGCTTGAAACCGCGGCTGCCGCTCCGAACTCGGACGTTGAGACCGCTGTAGCGGTTCTCACGGAAATCGCGACCCGTAGCGCGGTGGCTCTTGGTGAGCAGACCCCCGCGGTGCCCAAGACCGTGAGCGAACTGCAGGCGTTTATTGCCGAACGTCAGGCCAAACTCACGGCCGTGCTGCCCACCAAAGCCCGCTCGGAGCCCGCGGAAAATGCTCCTGGTCAAGCCGGGCCCACGCTCTCCGCCGCCTTCGTCACCCGCAAGTAAGGAGCTTTTTTCATGTCAACCCCCTTCCACAATGGTGTTCGCCTCGACAGCGTTCCGGAGCAGGATGCCCAGCGCACCGTTGTTCTCGCTGCCGGCATCACGCAGGCTCACATTGGCCGCGCGCTGACCCTCGACGGCACCAACGCCAACCGCTACCGCCTCTCCGGTGACAACGACCCGGTGGACGCCCGTCTGCTCCAAGTCGAAGACCGTGGCTCGCTTGGTCTGATCGGCACTGCCGCTTTCCGCTTCATCGACGAACTGCCGATCGCGGAAAACGAAACCGTGACCGTTGGAGCCCAGGTCGTCGGTGCGGGTAGCGGGTTCATCAAAGCCGCCGCCGCCATCGGCACCCCGGCTGACCTCGCCGCCGCAGCCGCCGCCATGAACACCCTCCGCCGCCGCAAGCACAACCTGGTCCAGGAAGTGCGGACCGGCTTCGCTGTCGTTTCGCTCGGCTTCTAAGCCCAGACCCAAAGGAGAACTTGACTATGAAGCCGCTGCATTTGCTCCAACGTGAGGCCACGAACTTCCTGGCCCCGCTGAAGTCGAACAACCACACTGAGGGCAAGGACTTCGCTGCTCGCCTGATCCAGGAAGCGCAGGAGTATGGTCTGAACCTGCGGGATTATCTGCGGGTGAAAATCGACCCCACCAAGTGTGAGAACGCTGCTCAACTCGCCGCTCTGAAGATGAACGGCTACGAAGCGGCTCTCTCCGCTCTCGGCTTGCCCGTCGCCAACGACATCGACGCCGGCATCATGCTGCAGGCGGGTGCCGACGTGTTCCAGACCTTCCCGGGCACGCGCATCATCTTCCCGCAGGTGATCGACGACATTGTTCGTTACCGGTACAAGCAGACCCAGTTCGAGCAGGTCTCGAACATCGTGTCTCAATCCCGCACGATCAACGGCGTCGAGATGATCTCGGTGGTCGTGGACGACAAGGCGGCCGATTACCAAGGCCAGCGGGCGATCTCCGAAGGCGGCCCGGTCCCGATCTATCAGATCAAAGCCGGCGAACAAGCCGTCCGGATCTGGAAGTTCGGCATGGGTTGGGAATACACCTACGAGTTCGCTCGTCGGATCTCCCTCGACTTGCTGACCCCCTACGCCATGAAGACCGAGCGCGAGACCGAGCGTTCCAAGGTCTGGGCTGCGACCAACATGCTGGTCAATGGTGACGGTGTTCAAGGCGCTGCTCCGGAAGTGGACCAGTCCAGCTTCAACACCTCGGTCGGCACCAACGCCACCAACGGCAAGATTAGCTACCAGCACCTGTTGGCTTGGTTGGTCTCACGGGCCCAGTCTGGGAACCCGATCGACACGGTGGTCGGCAACTACGACGCCTACCTGCAGTGGTTGCTGATGTTTGCCGTGCCTCAAACCAACAGCGGCGAGTCGCAAGCCGAAACGCTGGCCCGCACGGGCTTCATGGTTCGCGGCGTGCCGATCCTCACTGGCACCGTCGACTTCGTGCTCAGCGCGGCGGCTCCGGCGAACAAGCTCATCGGCTTCAGCAAGGCGGACACGATCGAAGAACTGATCGAGTCCGGCTCGCAGATCCAAGAGAGCGAGCAGCTGATCCGCGTGCAGAAGTGGACCTACGTCCGCACCGAAAACGCCGGCTTCCGCCTGATCTTCGGCGACACCCGGTCGGTGTTCGACTTCGGCAACTAAGCCGAGCGGGCAGGGTCAAAGTTCGGGGGTGGGTGAGATCTCACCCACCCCCGTTTTTGTGAGGACACATCGATCATGAAACAGCTTGTCAAAACCACTGGGCCGTTCAGCCTGATCCTGCCCAGCACCGGTGTCACGATCCAACGCCGTCGGCCGACCGTCGTGCCTGCTGGCGACCATTTCGTTCACGCACGCGCCGCTGTCGGCGAGCTGAAGGTTCTCGTGTCCGATCTCCCGGACCATGCGACCGACGCCGCCTGGGAAGCGACGTGGAAGGCCTGCGAGGGCGACTACAACCTTGCCCTGGCTTCGTTCCTGGCCGAACTCAACGGCGAGATGCCGGACGAGAAGACCGGTGAGAGCGAGGCGGACGACGCTGGCAAGACCGGTGAGAGCGAGGCGGACGACGCTGGCGCGAATGGCCGCGGCGCGCGTCGTAAAAAGTAGGACATTATTCCTATGGACTACGATTACTACCGCTACACACGCCCTGCCGAAGTACGTTGGGCCAAAGAAATCCGGGAGGTCGTCGACCTCCCGGACGAGACGTGGCGAGAAGTGCCCGACACCCCCGGGTACTTTGTCTCAAACCTTGGCCGTGTGAAGTCAAAGCATCGTCTTCTAAAGACACCTCCAACTGGAAGATATGGTTATTTGTGCTTTGCTCCAAGCATCGAAGGTAAACAAAAACCGATGCTTGTCCATCGGGCTGTGGCTCTGGCGTTCCTAGGCGAACCGCCGGCTGGTCATGAGTGCCGGCACCTCAACGGCGACCGCACGGACAACCGTCTCGTCAACTTGGCCTGGGGAACACGTACTGAAAATCAGCGGGACCGAAAGAACTATAACACCTGCAACTCGGGTCAGAGAAATGGTCAAGCCAAGCTGACTGATGAGGACATCCGAGCGGTGTTTGAGATGGCAAAGACGCACAGTCAGGCAACGGTGGCGAACCATTTTGGGATTTCAAAATCTCATGTCTCGAACATCGCAGCGGGTCGCAGAGGTGTTAACATCACAGCCGCGATTTCACGCTAAAAATTAGTATGCCACTACCCATAATCTTCATTACGCGACTGGGAGAACGGAATGCAGACCTACGAGCCGAACACGATCGTCAGCGTCTTCATCCCGTTCATTCACCAAGGCGAGGCTTTCCTACCGGCCGCCAACAGCGTCCGCTACACCCTGCGGGACCACGCTGGCACTCCAGTGCCCGGGTTCGTCGACGTTCCGCTCACGCCGGGGCTCACCGACACTTTCGTCCGCATTGAGGTCCCTGCTCTGCAGAACGCGATCACCGCCGGCCGTCGGTTCGAGACCCGCACGATCAACCTACGCGCGTTGATTGGAACCACCCCCTGGCATACCCAGGTCCGGTATCGCCTGCTGCCCTGGCTTCCGATCACCGTCACCCCGGATAGCATTCGGAGTTACGTCGGCCTCGACGTGACGGAGCTGCCGGACACAGACCTTGATGTGATCTCTGCGGCCCTCGATGTTGAGGCCGAGCTGACCCAGACGGTGCTCGCCGCGGCGCTCATCAGCGGCACACAGAACGAGCGCATGGCCAACCGCGCCATCCAGGCTCAGGCGGTGCTCAACTCACTGACGGCAATCAGCAGCCGCTACCTGTTGCGTCACACTGACGGGTCGATCAACGCGCAAAGGGGCGCGCTGAACATCGAGGACCTTGAGGCGCGGGCCCGCCGCGACCTGGTCGAGGCCAAAAACCTTTTACTCGGTCGACCACCGACGGCAGAGGCGATGATGTATATCCCTGCCCTCATCGATCCGATCACGGGGGCCTAAGATGTTGCTCCGTGTGCGGCAGGACTATCGCTTCCAGGAGCCGATCCAGATCGAGGGCGGACCCCAAATCACGGGCTCAATTCAACGCGCAAGTGACGCGGAGACGCCGGCGCTGGATTTCTCAAACCCGCGCCTGATCCTGCGGGTGG